CCGACAAACTTTCAAATCTATATTCGGGTTCTGAATATTGTGAAAGCAAATAGTTGGCAAGCTCTAAAGCATCACTATCAGAGTTCAATAAAAGACCTTGTTCAATAAGAGCTTGTTGCCCATAAGTATTGATTGAATCGCTATCAGAAACTATGGCTGTCCCGCCGTTATTTCTTTCAACTTGAACATAGTTGTATAACAATTCTGAACCATAAACAACTTGGACTGTATTGAACTCAACACCTGAACCATCATCAGCAAAAGTTACAACCGCCGAACTAGCAGGTGCAACAGAGCGGTCTTTGAAAACAATAAAACCATTAGAACCCATAAAGATAGAACCAGGCTCACTATCGGTAACAAGTTGCAAATACTCTAAAGCATTCGTACCATCTTCAATTGCATCTGCTTGCAAAGTTGTTGAACCAGTATCAATGTCTCTTAAAGAGTTTGGCCAATTGACTTCAGAGCGGTCTAAAATTGCGTTGATTCTTGCGCCTGTTTTTTGTGAAGTTTCTGTGCTTGCTATTAAAGCTCGTTGCGCTAAAAGGGTAAATCCGTCAACGCAATCTGCGCTTGCCAAAGATAGACCAGAAATGTCGTAATTCAAATTCCAATCATCAACGACACCATAAAAGACTGGTGTACCAGCTGTTTCAACCTTGATTGTTTTCTTAGGGATTATCTGCCCAAAATAAGGGCTTGAAGCATTAAGAGGGTCGAAAGCTCTATCTAAGTTGTTGAAAGAAATATTCGCACCGCCAGCAGTAAATCGGTCAAGTTGCCTAGATTTACCTCTATTTATGCTGACACTTCGTACTCGTTCTGAAACATCATAAAACAAAGTTCCGCCAAGAGTGTATTCAGTATTATCTAAAACACCTTGAACGGCATCATCAAGAATAAAAAATGGTCCACCCAAAGCAGATAAATCAAAACCAATTTCTACTGTTGTATTCGGTACAGCCATTTATGCGCTCGCAAAAACAGGACCAGAAGTTTTTTCAAATCTTTTTATTGCATCAACTATTTGTCTGCCAACAACATTGCCATCTGTTCCAATACCTGCATTTATCGTTATGTTGAAAGTGTTTCCTAAACCAGAAGAATTTGCGCCAGATAATGGGATTACAGCTTCAGGTCCAGCTTCTCCAATCAAAGCATTTGTTGGACCCATAACAATTCCACCTTTAGCAAATTTAGTTAAGCCGTAGGCTTGCGCTAATGCGGTGTAACTTCGAGCAGCAGGTCCAGGAAGATTCGCAATAGCTTTCGTTGCGGTTGCGGTCAATCTTGATAAATCCAAAGTTGCTTTTGCTTTTGGTTTCTTTTCAACTTTTGGTGTCGGTGCACCAGGTCCAGTTGTTGTAGTAGTTTCACCTGTTCCTAAGCTATCGACTATAGATTTTAGTTCAGCTTGAGCTGCTGATAAAGCAGCTTTGATTCCTGCAACTAAACTTTCACCTTGTCGAACTCCCTCACCATAAAATACATCAGCACCATAGTCGCCGACTTGTTCTGCAACAATATCAACAGCGGAAACTAAAGTGTTTATTTGTTGAACCATTGTCGCGCCACCAGAAATGATTTCGTCAGCGATTTTAGTTCCTGCTTCAAAACCTGCATCTAAGACTTGTTGTATTCCTCTTTCAGATAATCCCATTGCAATAAGTTTTTGTACTTTGCCTGCAAAATTGGTTGCGCTTGCAGCTTGGTCTGTTAGATTCTTGAAAAAATCGCCCTCTTCAATAGCTTTACCAAAACTTACGACACCTTTAACAGAATCCATGATGCCATTCTTGAAACCCATAAAAGCATTTTTAGCATCTTCTAATTTGCTTTCAGCCGAGCTTAAAGATGCTTCCAAATTATCCACGACAGCTTGAGCAGCATCTTTCGCAGCTTCTTTCATTTTCTTTAAAGCCTCTTTGGCTTTACTTGCTTTGTCTGCTAGTTTTTCCATCGCGGGATTTGTTTCTTCTGTCAAACCAGCCGTCAATCCATCGACTTCCATTTGTAATTTTGCAGCTTCGGCTGCCATATTTGCAGCATCTTTCCCAGCCGTTTTTATTTCGTCATTAAAATCTTTTAATCCGACAACTAAACTATCTAGTCCACCTGCCAAATTAGAAAATTGGAATCCTTCCATCATTTGCTCAAAGCTCATCATTGAACGACCTCGACCTACTAAAGTATCGAAGAAATTATCAACGCGAGCAGAAGCGTAATCTAAAGTGAAACCTATGAATTTGAAACCATCTATTACTCTGTCTATTGCAAATAAAATTGCTCTAACGCCAGCAATGATAATTTTAGTTATCATTGTCCATGAATCGCCAGTCTCTTTGGCTAATTTGTATTGTGCATCATTTTGAACTGCAAACAAACCTACTAATAATGCAATCGCTAAAGGTATTCTTAAAATAGATTTTTGTAGGATTAAAAACACTTGTGATAACAATAAAACTGTTCTAATTACAGCACCCAAAGCGATAAGCAAAGGTCCAATTATGGTTATCAATAAACCTATTTTTACTCCTGTTTTTACCGCTTCAGGGCTTAGTTTTTGCAATGCTTCGATAAATCCAGCAATCCTTGGCATTATTTGGTCTCTAATAACTGCTACGACTTCTAACATAATTGGCACAAAAACCATACCGAATTGTGCTGTCAAATCTTGAACTTGTGCGCCTAAAAACTTTTGTTGATTAGCTAATCCGCCAGAAGTTCTAGCCACATCACCTTGTTGTAACGCGGTGTCTTTAAGAATCAAAGCATAAGCAGCTTGAGCTTTTATAGCAATAGGTAAAGTTCCAGAAGTTGTGGTAATCAAACCAAGTCTCATGGCTTCTTCTTTTAAGCGGGCTTCGTTTAATGCAACACCGAATCTTTTTAATGGTTCAGTTTCACCTGCTAACCCTGAGCGAAGAGCTTGTAAAGCGTCAGCAATAGGCACGTTGTTGAAAGATGCCATGTCCGCAGCAAGCTCTACTAAAGTCATAGACATTTTTGTTGCGGAAGTGTTTGATAATCCGAATGCTTGGAACAAGTTTCCGTAAGTTCCCGCAGCTTCTAACGCAGCTTGTTCGCTCACACCAAAAGCAGCTGAAGTTGTTTTAGCCCACTTTTGAACAACAATCGCATTTTCTTTGAAAACAGCATTTGTTTTAGAAATAGATTCTGACAAAGTTGATGCAGCTTGGACCGCTTTGTAAATACCTACGCCTAAACCAATCATTGCTGGTGTTACTGTTCTAGTGAGGTTTTGCCCTAAATTGGTCATAGATTGACCGACATAACCAACGGCTACTGTTGTTTTGTTAAAAGCACCTTTAGCTTTTTCAAATTCTCTTACCGCTTTTTTGATTCCTCTTTCATCAAATTGCGAGAGAATTGGAATAATAATTGCCATGAATTAAATCCTCGGTTTCGTCAAAAGGTTCTTATTTGCTATTTTAGATGCATCTTCAAGAGCTTGTTTTAAAGTCCTGTCGATTAAACTCATATTTTTTAGAGCAGCTGGATACAAATAGCGAGATGCTTTTCCAACCTTGGAACGCAAAGCTGTAATAAGAGCTTTACCCGATGGTGTTTTTCCGCCACCTTTTCTGCCAGCCATATCTACAATACTTATGCCGACACCATCGATTACTATTTTCAAAAGGCTGGTAGGTCTATCTGCTCTGGGTTTTACGAATGAAGTTTTGACTCTGACTTTATTTTCGGAAGATTGCCAACTGGTTCTTCCCTGATGTGCAAAACCATCTTTCGTACCAGAAGCAAAAGGTGATTTAGTGGGGATTGCTTCTTGAATTTTTGTTGCTAAAGGTGCAGCTGAAGATTCAATATTCCTGCGGACTTCTTTGAAAATAAGTGCGTCAAGGTTGCGTATCTCTAACATTGTTTCGCGAAAACCGCGAACCTCAGTTGCGACCATTTCTACCTCTTATTTTGCTCTGTTACTTTCCAACGCAAATACATGCCGATAGTGAAAAGCATACGCTCTGATTCTTCCATTAGCAAAGACGGAGCAATACCTGTTTCAGCAGCTAAATAAGCTATATACCAATGTGCGCTCGTTTCGCCGAGCGGTTTTATTTTGGGTCTATGTCGCTGACATTTATTGACTCAACTTCATCAAGCCAAGGTTCGAATTCTTTTTTAGTTGAGTTTGTTCTTTTTTCAGAATGCCATGCGAGAAACAACAAGTCAGTTAAACGAAATTCAGATTCGAGTTTCGCAACTGACCTGTTAAATTTCTCTTCGAACGCAACTAGGTCTCTTGCTGAGCAGACGATTTCTTTTGGTTCGCCTGATACAAATTCAATGCGCAGATTGATTTTCATTTAAGCAGTTGTCCCTCTTGTTACAGTTCCGGATACTGGCCAACTTACACTAAGTGTTGCAATGTCGCCAACACTAGAAGCAAATGGTGAGTATTGGGTAACTAAACAGGTTGCGGTGTACTTTGGTTGTGTTGCTGATACTGTTCCTGATGCGCTTTGGATAATTACTGTTGCGATTGTTCCTAATAATGGATTTAATACAGCATCAACTGAACCTGCTGCAAAATCTTGCATAAAGTTCAAAGTTATTGTTGCGTTATTTAAGCCACCGATTCTTGTTCTCCAACCTTGCCCGAAAGCGGTTGTTTCTAGGTCATCAGCTTCTTGAGCCAATTCAACTGAGTTGAGATTGGTTGAAAAATCTGTGCCTGCGACTGTAATTTTATAGTCTGTTGCAGCAAATTTTGCCATCTTGTTTTTTTCCTTTTCCTAGTCTGCGTAACAAAGCGTTGTAAACTCTGCTGTTAGATATGTTACCTCACCAACAGGCAGTTGTCCGTAGTTTCTCATCTCGGTAACTCGTACATCAAAAGCATTACCGCCTAAAGTTTTATCGGATTCTATTGCTAATTTTATGCTAGAAGTGCCTGTGCTTGAACAAAAACTATCGAGCTTGTTCTGCGCGGTACGTTCATCGACTCTTCCAACGATTACCAAAACATTGAAAGTGTAAGTTTGCATGCCTCTTTTGAAAACATCGTCATAATTTATCGTTGAGGGCATAACGATTGCAATTGGCGGACTTGGATTATCGGGCAGGAAAGCAGAAGTTCTCAATCCTGGAATCGTTGCCAAATTAAGGGCTAGTTTTTCTCGCAAAGTTGCTATTGAAGCCATTAGGCGAAAGTTCTCATTCGTCTAAATGGCATAACCAACTGAGCCACATCTGGGTCTAATGATGAGGAAACTCTCATGACTCCCAAATCGCCGAAACCTGCAACACCTAAAGGTGAATCTAATCTTTTGAAAATACGACTTGCTTGAATAATTGTCGCTTGTTTAATTGTAATTGGAACAGAAGTCCAACCCCAAACACCAGTCACTTTTATTAGAGCTTCGTGATTTAAGATTGGCCAAAGATAATCACCGATTGCTCGAATGTCGGTAAAAACCCAAGATTGTCCGTCTAAAACTTGATTCAATGGCTCAAGTTGATAATCATCTGCAGCCCAAGTCGTGTCAAAATTTCCGTCAGCGTTTCCTGCTGTCTGGATTACCAGTGAAGCTGTTCCTGCTAAATCGTCAATCGGGCAAATAAAATCGTCTTGCGCAACGAAATATCTAGAAGCTGTTCCGACCAAATAAAATGCTCTATTGGCGTAGCCGTCTATTAGACGAGAGGCTGATTCAACTGCCATTTCTAATAAAGCATCATCTACGCTATCTGTTATACGCAATGCTGCTTTGATTTCATTCAAGCTCGCATAGCCGTTTGTGATTGCCAAAATTGCTCCTAAATCTTTTCTTCAGTCTATCGTCTCAAAATAAACTTGTCGTCAATTATTTCCAATTGTAATTGGTTTTCTAAAGCAAATCTATTGGCTGCGATAATGACCCCACCCCAAACAGGATTGTAGTCGTCACCTATCAAGATTTTGTTCGTTAATTGCCAATAATCTTGCAAATCAGCATAAACTTCTCTTTCCCTATGACCTGCATCAATATAAACCACATCTGCGGTGACTTGTTCTTTTAACAATAATTCTGCGGCGGAAGAACTTGTCATAGGTAAAACACCTATTTGCTCGTTAAGATTTTGGCTCGTTATGTTTATGCAAAATTGTTTGTAAATCTTGTCGAAATTTCCAATCAAATCTTGAGCTTGGTAATCTTGCCAAAGGCTTGCATTTGAACCTAAAAAAGTATCAACGCAAATGATTTCCGCTTGCGTTTTTGAAGCCATGAATAATGCTGAAGCCCCGAGCCAAGAACCAACTTCGATTATTGATTCAGGTTCGCATTCATTCAAAACTTTTGTCAAAGCTATGCTCTCTGAACCCCAACCCTGAATATGAGATTCACCTTTTGTTTTTGGGGTTGCCAATCCGTATTTGTTTTTGAACTCTTTAATATTCAAGAGCTTCATTCCTATTATTCAAATCTGCGTCTGCCCAACCTGACATAGAATTAGCAAAATCTTTTCGGTAATCGTAAAGAGCTTCGTTGGCATAACCGAACTTTGCACCAAGTCTTGCTGATTTGCGCCACATTGCCCAATCAGCATAAGCAACTTCTGGGTAAGGACATTTATCTAACCAAGTTTTTTTGATAGGTGAAGCGCAACAAAAATAACAATAAGGTTCTGTATAAATTGTTTCGTTTATCAAATTTGGTGGTATATAGATTTCTTGCGAGCCTTGAACTTGATAGCCGACTTGCCAAATATCGCAATCTTGTTTTTCTAAATTGTTCAACGCATTAGGTTTTAATCTGTCGTCTATGTCACAAACCCAAACCCAACTTGTTTTTGCAGCTTTGGCGCATTCGTTCCAAAAAAATGGTGAACGCCATTTGACTTCAGCGGTGTTTCGTATTATTTGTTTGCAATTGGCGTTCCTGTATTGGTCTGTTCCCATCAAAACTTGTTTGGGTTTTAGTTCTAAGTTTTCAATTGCTTCAAACCAACCATCTATGAAATGGTCATATTTGTCGCCATATACGGCTGTAATTATTGTCACGTCTACCATCTGGCAGGCATTCCTAAAGTTGAACCATGACCAACGTGGTAAATCCAAGTCACTTCTGGGTGATGGACAATTTTTGCATTTATCGCGCATAACTTTTTTATCATTGCAAAATCATGTCCCTCTCGATTGCCCTCTTTGTCAACTATGTAACTATTCATGTCGAAATCTTTTTGGAAACCGCCAACAGATAAAATGGTTTCTCTTTTAGCAATCCAAGTTATAGGAACTTGCCTTGGTTGATTATTGTCCCAAGGTTGATTCTTGTATTTTTCTAAATGACCACCATCAGGCAAGTTCGAATATTTGAACCAAGGAAAAACTAAATCCGCGTTGGTTTCCTCTATGCAATTGTAAATAACTTCAATGTGTCTTGGTAAAAGTTCATCGTCATCATCAAGGATTGCAATATATTTTGTTTTTGCTTTCTTAATCATGCGGTCAAGAATTATAGTATGTCCTTCTCTTTTTTCATCAACCATTATTAAATGCTTTTCAGGTTGCAAAGTCTGATTCGCAACACTCGCAATGCATCTTTGCAAAAGCTCAGAGCGTATTGGGATTGTTGCGGTGCAAATCGTTACATCAGCTCTCATTGTCCCAAGCATTTCTTCTTCTTCTCCTGATTTGCCATCTGCCGTCTGTCAAATCTTTTGTTTGCATTTTCATAGTGTAATAATGCGCGTTGTTTTCAAAAGTCCTATCGTTGGCTGATTGAAAACCATTTTTCAAGGTCGAAGAATTATCATGCGCAACAGGAATGAAAGACCTTTCAATCGTTACACCTTTCACTTTGCATCTGCGTTCATAATCATTATCTTCAAAATATGCTGGGTGCAGAGCTTCATCAAATAAACCAACTTCGTCAACAACTTTCCAACCCAAACTAAAAGCGCACCATTCTGGTGAACCATTCGATAAAAGCAATTTGTTTGCATCTGAAAGGTCGCTGAACATTGACAAAGAATCCCCACCCCACTCGACATCAAAATTTGTTATCAACCAATATTCAGAAAAAGGTAAAGATTTTATTCCGAGATTCCAAGAAGATGCGACACCAAGATTTGATGGTATTTTCATGTGCCAAACTTTTGAGACCCATTGATTCCAAGCAGGTTCCCAAGAGTTACCTTTTGCCCCATTATCGATTATCAACAAATCTTTGACTGGGTAATTTATGGACTTTATCATTCGGTCCAACAAATCGTATCGAGTCAAGACTGGGACAATCATTGCGGGAATCATCAGATACCCCTCAGAGGCTCACAGAACAAAAATGCGGGACTTTCACCCAATATTAGTATCTTCCTATTCATAAAGGTTTTTGTCCTGCCAAATTGCCTTTAATGTGGGTTTCCAAAGGTTTTCATAAACCGCATCTGCCTTGTATTGCTCCGCAAATTCCATAGCTTTAAGTGACCTTTGCTGACCTGCGTTATACGCGCTTTCAAGAGCTTCAACAATTGCATCAACATTAGGAACATGAAACCAAGATTTTTGAGGAGCATCCCAAAGAGGCTGTCCTGGAATCTTGAAGCCGTCTCCGCAAAGCTCTGCGGAAGCTGCAAAATCCGAAACGATAACTCTTGTCCCACATGCTTGAGCTTCAATTGTTGGTATACCGAAGCCCTCTCCGTAAGAAGTCGCAAGCAAAACATCCATTGCTGTATAAATGCCAGCTAAAGTTTTTTGACTGACGCCAGCTCTTAAAATATAAGGGTCGACAAAAACAACTTGTTCTTTTGGAATACCAACTGAAGCTATAAGCTCAGTCAAACGAATGCCACCTAAAGAACCTGAAGCGTCTGTATGTAAATAAAGCAAAGCGTCTTTGTGTTTTCTAGCAAACATTGAAAAGGCTAATAGGTTTTCGCCGAACGCTTTTCTGTTTGGATAAACACCTTTGTTAGCAGCGTTCATTCCAACAACGAATCTATCTTCACCAATATTCATGAATTCTCGGCAAGCAATTTCACCAACATTGTCAGTAATAGTTTCTGTCGGTTCGAAAACATTTTCTATACCATGAGGTACATAAGAGGCTTCAATGCCAACATTTTCAAGCATTGCTTTACCGAACTTGCTCATAGCAATTGGGTGAACATTTTTGTTTCGACACCAAACTGAAACTTCTGGCGGACAAGGCAAATGGTCTATTGGAACCCAAGAAGCAATTGGCCAATCTTTCCACTTCTCGCCTTTGAATACCCAAACATCAAACAAAGTCATAAGCAAATGTTGAGCATCTGGGTCAATTTGAGTCCAGTCGTACATGTGCGCTGGAATAACATCATTGGACCATTGTTCATGACCGCGAGCATAAACAGGTATCACACCTGCGGAAGAATTCCATTCAGAGTTGCTTGCTTCTAAACCATAATTGGCTGCAATTGCAACTTCATAATTATCTTTTTTTAATCTTGTTGTTAATTGAGCGGTTTGTTGCCCATAACCAGTTGAAGCCCAAGGAGCATTACTAGTAAATAAGATTCTTTTATTTTTTGTTTCACCAACGACTCGCAAATGCATTTTTTTTGCGAGCTTCTTTTTTTCTTCGTTCACGCAAGACTCCTAAAATACGCAGGTGAGTCCACCTTACAAGAAGATGGACTCGAAAAGCGTTTGGGACACAGCCTGCGCTCTGTATCCCAAACTAGTAATCAAATCTTCAAACTATTAGGAGTTTGAGGACTTGAAGAACTTGATATGTGGTGTCTGTATCAAGTTGCCGTCTACGCGGAATGTTGCGCGGAATGTGACAAGGTCGCTGCTGAATGCAAAATCATCAGAGCGGTCTAGTTTCAATCCACCAACTTGGCGTACATAGTAACTTGGCAAATGACCGAAAATCACTGGCTTAACAGCAGAAGCTGCGGTTGCCATTGCTGGATTTTCGTAGATTGGATAACCAAGAAGCAAATCTCTTGCGTCAGCGGTCAAAGATGGTGAGAACAAGTATTGTCCTGCATTGTCTTTTAATTTACGAACTGATGCAATTGAAGATGCGTTCATTTGGAAACCTGTTCCAGGTAATCTTCTTCCAGCAGTATCGATTGAATAAACTAAATCAATCAAGTTATCTGCTGTTGGATTTAGAGAAGTTCCTGTAACTGCAGAACCTGCTCTTGTAACAATTCCGTTTGGTTGAACTGTTCCTGTACCTGTTGTCAGAGCTTCGTTCACAGAGTAACCCATTGCGTTACCAACTTGTGAGGCTAAGAATCCGAGGATATCTACGCCAGCGTCTTCTACTAATTCGCGTGAAACTTGTGTCAAGAATGAATACTTGTAGGCACTAAGTGTTACGAATGAGTTGAATGTTGGGTCAGATTCACCGATTGCGTTTGCTTCAGCAAATGCTGTACCTGATGAATAAGTTGCTAATGAAGGAATCTGTAAATTCTCGCCACCTGCGGTGTTAAGAATTGTTGAGGTTTCCAACATTGGACCAACAAAACGAGCTAATAAGAGAACTTGGTCGTAGAAAGAAGTTGGAACGGGTGAACCTGTTGAACTTTTTAATACGTCTCTTTTTTCGAAATTAGCTGTACGAATTTCACCGCGAGCAAGTGAGCGGATTGTGTCTGCATCAGTTTGCTTTGCGTTGCTTGGTTCGGCTTCTGGTCTTCCTTGGTTTTCAAAACCTTTCATTGCTTCAGCTGCGCGAACTTCGCGTTCTGCATCTGATTTTAAGGTTTCAATTACTTTTGCTCTTGAATCAAGGTCTTCGCTGATTCGAGCATATTTTTCGTTTTCTTCAGCAGTTAAGTCGCGCTTTTCAGCAGCAGCGGTATCAAGAAGAGCTTTTGCTTCTTCCCATGAACGCTTGCGAGCTTCTGCTTGTTGTTTAATGTATTCAGACATTAAAACTCCAATTAGATAGTAGTTGTTTTGACTTCACGGCTCACGCGAAAGTTAATATGGTAGGTGGCTCCACAAAACCATAAAATAATTATGGCACAAGATTTATCTTGTTTCTATTGTTTCCAAGATTCTTGTTTCAGTTACAGGATTGAAGCTCTTCTTTTCTGGTGCATCTATTTTTGAAATCGCTTCGGCTAAATCGTCTGCCAAATCTTTGATGACACCTGAGCTTGGATTGCCTGCTGTTTTCAAAATGATTTCTTTGATTTGTTCTTTGTTCATTTATACCGCCTTGTATAACAGGTCAATTTGTTGTTTTTTCAAATCCAATAAAACAGTTGGGTCTAAATCTGGTTGGACTTTAAGTTTTTGTACCACTTCAGAAATCAAATCCGCTTGAGCAGCTTCAAGGTTTTCGCCTGCTTCGAGTTTGAACATTGCATCAGCCAAAGCATCAGCATCAACATTGGTTCTTGAAGCCAAAATATCTACGCACACTTGCAGTTGTTGCTTCGTATGCAGGGAAACCTGTAACAATCGAAACTTCATGCAAACGAATCTCATTCAAAGTTCTAATTTTTCCGTCTCTTGACCAAGAATCACCATTCATTGGAACAGAGAAACCAAAAGACATTGAATTAACATCACCGCGTTTCATAAGAGTTGCTAAATCTCTGCCTGCGCTAGTGTCTGGCAAAATAGCTTCAGCTAATAAGCCTCTGTCATCTTCTTTCAATTTCAAAGTTTTTGCTCTTGTAGAAGCCAACACATGGTCCATGTTGTGATTCATAAACATTTTGATTTCATTACGGGAGCGCAAAGATTTCCTGAAAGCTCCAGGATTTATTCTTTCGGTAAAAGGGAGAGGTTCGCTGTCGGAATTAAATACCGCTGCATAACCAGAGAAACGCATGCCATCAGATTCGGCATTATCTATTCTTAACTCAAAATCGACATCTTTTTTGACTCTGCGTTCAATTTTGTTCATGTTTTTTTGTTTCTCCTCTTTTGGTAATGATACCTGCAAATTTGCCCATTTGTTTCTATCTTCCTCGCGGTCAAGTCTTTCAACTACCGAATTAGCATAAGCTAAAGCTCTTCGGGCTGCTGTTTTACTTGGACCGCTTCCCCAAAGCAAATGTGCAACTAAGCCTGCTCCAGGATATTGCGGGTCAGAAGTATTAGAATTTTTTGGTGCATCCAAATCAACTAAATGTCTGGCAATCCAAGGACCAATCCTGCGCCACTTATCTTCCGAAACATTTCCGCTAGCCATTTGTCGAGCTTCGTTTACAGTTTGTTGTTTTAATCCATCACCAGACAAACCATCAGCGTGATATTGCAAACCTCTTCTAGCAGCTGCTCTCATATAACTTGGTGGGGACAAATCGACTTGTCTTGATTCTTCTAACTCATCTTCTAAATCTTCTTCTATTTCTTCTGAAGGTTGCCAAGCGTTGCAATAATATGCACCATTTACATAATCATCCCACTTCTCACACCAAGCACGAAGTTCATCATCTGCAAATTCTTTAACATCATCTTCTTTGTAAAAAATACAATTACCACAAGCACGACCCTCTGGCACATCTTCGCTAAGAGATGGTCTGTAATTGTCAGGTAAAACTCTTTTTTGTTTTTTCATTTTCTTGTATTGAATTCTTAAATCATCAATTTTGGTAAGTGTAGAAAATCTATGACCTACTAAAACATCTGTCGCTTGCCAGCCATCTTCTTCTTCTCTAAAAATTCTTATCAAAGCAGCAGGGTCATCTTCAGTGCCGTTTATTGTGAAATCTGAATCAGGCACATTTATAGTGCCGTCTCTAACAATCCTAACTATTCTTCCTCTTGCTCTACCACCAGAAGAATTCCAAGAAACAAAATCGCCGATTCTCAAAGCATCAGGTAAAGCTCTTTCGCCTCCAGGTTCAATTTCTTCGGCGATTGAAACAGCAACCATTTGGTCAATTGCATCTTGTTTAGTCGTGTGACAGCCAATAACTTCGCCATCTTCTTTAATAGTTGCCCAACCAGAACAATCAGGTGATGAATCAGTAATAAAATATGGCATTACAAAACCTGCTTTATGACAGAAACTGTTGCTGTTGAAGTTGTGATGATTGCATACAAAGCATTTCCTGGGGCTAAAGTTATTTCAAAGGAGTCTTGCTTGGCTAGCCTTAAACCTGTTGAAGTTGTGACATTTGCATTGCCTAAATAAACATTGTCTGTGTTGTCGTGTAAATGTAGATGAACCAAAATTGGATTGGTTTCACCAGCGACTAGCAAGGTTGGAGAAGTTGTTACAGTAACTTGAGAATTTATCAAAGGCATTATTTGACCTCATAAACAGAATCAGGATTAGTTGGGTCAATTTGAGCAATAGCTTGCAATTGTGTCGATGGCAAACCAGTATGTGCAATCGGTGGTAATCCAAGAGCGGATAAAACACCTGCTGGTTCAAAACCTGATTGAACTAGCCTTTGCGCCATAATAACTTTTTTATCTTGCTCAACAACATCTGCTTCGACAATGTTTATGTTTGCCAAAGGTACGCGGTGTTGGTCGCCGTCATCAACTGGTCTTAAATCTTCGAATCTGCGTACATCATTTACAGAATAGAAACCTGCTTGCAAACCGATTGAATAGCCTTGGATTCTAGTTGTGTAATCACCGCGCAGTAATCCATCAACATTAAATTTCAGGAAAGCATCTGTTGGTAACAAATTAGAATAAGCATCTTCAATTTTTGCAATGTAAGGTCTTAAAGTATGAACAACGAAATTGATATTGTTTTGTTCGACTGAGGCATAAGACATAGCTCCAGGATTCGTGATTCCAAGCATGTGAGGTGGGATTCGGAACATTCTTGCGATTTCTTCAATTGCAAGTTTTCTTGATTCCAACATTTGTGCTTCATCAGGAGTCGCAGAAGTTTTGGTGTATTTAGCCCCACCTGAAAGGATTCCTGTTTTATGAGCTTTCTTGTATCCTTTGTGTTTTGCGTCAAAGTTTTCAACAAGTTCGCGAGCTTGTTCTCTAGTTAAGTTTCCGGGAACTTCGATTATGCCTTGTGCCACCGCACCTTGACCAAAGAATCTTGCGGCAAAACTTTGCAAAGCAGAAGCTAAACCTAAATTGTTTTTTAGTTCTTCAACTCTAGACATTCCGCGCAAAGCTCCAGGTCGTCTCATTTCTGAAACATGAATCATGTCTTGGAAAGGAACTACTCCTGCGCGTTCTTCATCTATTGAATATTCGATTTCACGATTTGAGTTCCTGCGCACTTGAACGCGCATTGGGTCTAAACAAACTAAGTTTGCTATATCGCCTCTGGAATCTCTAAATATTCTTACGAAAGCATTGCCGTCTAAAAGTAATGAAACCAATACTTGTTGATAATGTTCCGTTCTTTGCATGTCGACATCAGGTCTAAAAACCCATTGTGGTCTTGGTCGGTAAGGTACGCGGTTGCCGTCTCTGCGGATATATGCGTCAAGAGGAAGTGTTGAAATAGTATCTGAGATTAAAAGCACACAAGAATAAAAAGCGTTGATTCTCATAGAGTTTATTTCATCTATGTTATTTCCTGCTTCAGTTGTCATGGCGAAAGTATCGCCAGCACCCCAAATGGATTGGAAAGAAATGGCTCGTTGTTCAGAATTGTTGAATAAGTTCCCGAACATTACTTACCTCTTTCTAAGGCTAAACCGCATAAAAATAAGCTAACACCAGTAGCAATTATTCCTGCTGGTATATTGAATAATCCTATTCCAAAACTTGTGATTGTTAAACCGCTAATCTGCAATATTGTTACTATCAAAATTCTCCTAAAATATAAAAAACTCTGGTCTGGCAACTTCAGCTTGTTTGGAAGCAGTTGCCCTATCAAAAGCAATGATACTAGCAACTGCAGCATCTATCTTTCGCGGAGAACCACGATGCTCTTTTACAATCCTTGGTCCTAGTCTATCAATTTTTACAACAGCATTCGATAAATGTCTAGCCAATAATGGGTCCGAGTCGTGTTTCAATTTCAAATCTGTAACTGCATCATAAAACTTTTGGCAAGCAGGAATCATACGAGCAGCCGAAGTGCTTGGCCATTCAACGATTGGTATTCCTGAATCTTGTAAAACTTGCATTGACCTTTGCCAGCGATAAGGGTCGCAAGCAACTTCTCTAACTTTGTATTTACCGCAAAAATCAAAAATTGTTGCTTCAACTTCTGCAATGTCGACTCGCCATTCATCGCTATCTTCAGGTTGTTTTTCCCATGCTTTGACTAAGAAAATGTAAGGATTCTCTTCGCAAGTTGCGCCAACTATGACAGAAGCATCACCTGAAAAAGAACCATCGAAACCCAAAATGATTTCTGTATCTGGTGGAATCTCTTTCGGTTCAGCGCATGCGTCCCAAGCTCCTGTCGGTAGCCAAGAAATTTGAGAAGATACCCAAGCATTAGTTCGTTTGGTTCTAAATTCTGCTTCGGGTGTTCTTCTTACTGCGCTTTCGAAATCTTCGGTGGAGTTCAAATCACCAAAAGCAGGGTTCGCGAGCTTCCAAACTTCAGGGTCTCTATGGTTTGAATCTGCAGGAGCTTCCCACCAAGCCATAAAAAATGAATCATCTTCAACTTCACCGCGAGCGACCTTTTGTCCGTATTGATACAAGTTATATGCGATTGAATCTTGACCTGTTGAATCAGCCTTGACTCCTGCGGTAGTGATTGCTAACAAAAGCGGTTCGCGTCTCGCACCCATACCAAGTTGCATAACATCGAAAAGCTCTCGATTTGGAGCAGCGTGAAGCTCATCATAAATAACTAGCGTTGGCGATAAACCCTCTTTAGAAAATGCTTCCGAAGATAGCACCCGATAAACCGAACCTGTTTGAGTTAGTTCTATGGCATCTCGGTAAAGTTTCACTTGGCTTGCAAGTTCTCTTTCGGCTTCAATCATTTTCTTCGCATCACCGAAAACAATACGAGCTTGGTCTCTATCGGCAGCGCAAGAATAAATCTCACCGCCGTTCTCACCCATAAATAAACCCCAAAGCGCAATACCTGATGACATTGCCGATTTTCCATTCTTTCGAGCCATGCCGACAAGAGCAGTTCGGTGTTTCAATTGCCCATCTTCTCTGACCGAAAAAACATGGTTCAATAATTGTTCTTGCCAATTGCGCAAGATAATTGGCTGACCAGATTTGCCCGCAACAGTATCTTTTGTTTGAATGCATAATTCGTTTATAAATCGTATAACATGTTTGCCTTTAGAATCTAAAAGCTCTTGTTCCGAAACAGGTGTCAGCCATCTTGGTGGAAAACTTTTAGTCGTTGTTTTTTTGTCTGGCACGCAGTTCCTCTAATTTCGATTGCTTCTTAACTTCCGCAATACCCAATCTTGACCTATCGGTTGGTGAAAACCCAAGCAAAGAAAGATTTGAAACAATTTGTGATTCCAAATGTCGTAAAGCTCTTCTATCTTCGTTGCGGTTATCCCTAAAAACTTGGGTGCGCAAACCTGTTCTTTCATCAAGCATCTCGCAAGTCATCATCAACAAATCAATATCCGAAATTGGTGAAATCCAACTCATACCCATAGACCAAACGCGATTCCAAAGCTCTTTGCCATGCGTACCCAAAGGACGAATTGGGTCAGGAACTTCAATCACTTGCGGTAAATAATAAACCTCTGCTTCATTTGGCAAAGCTCTTTTTCCAGGATTACCCAATAAACGCTTCTGTTCAATTGGTTTTGGCGGTCTTCCTTTATTTGACATAAATCCAATCATTGCAGATTGTTTTATTCTTGCACAAAATGGTCGCGAAATCCTTTAGCCACAAATCGGTATTTTCGCGGGAACACACGCAAACT